CTTCCTGCTTGGACTTGCTCATAGATTTCCCGAGCAGCCCAATCATAATCGTGGGGCCTTTCATTTCTTGGGGCCGTACTTGCCTGGTTTCATGGGCTTCTTGGCAGGCTTCATGGGTTTCTTACCGTACATGGTCATCTCCGAAATAGAAAAACCCCCCAGTCTTGTGAACCGGGGGGTTTGAGGGCTTGAAGTGGGGAGGCTGAGGAGGGCGCACTACCCCGCCGATTATTATGCCTCACTTTGTTGCGTTTGTGCAACAACTTTGTAAGCCCATTGCATCTTGGGTCCGGTGCTCGTAGTGGCGCGTTCTATCTTCTCCCGCACTAACCTGCCGGACTTGCACATCCCTACTAAAAAGCCAGCCAGCGCACTTTGCTTAATGTCTAAGTTGTCGTGCAGCTCCTTGATGGTTACCAGCCGGTTTTGTTGGGCAATCCACTCATAGATTCTATCGGTCGTTTTCACAGCTTCTCCTCTCCGGGCAGTTGCGCCCTTGGTTGCAATCTATTCCGTTTCTCTCGCAGCAGGTCGGTGTCCTATGGATTCTTATACCTACCCATAAAAACAAGACCAAAGCTACTAGAAACGCAATTTCTTTTGACACGGGTAGCATTTCCATTGTTTTCGGTTCTTTCTGGTGACGTGACTACCGTTTTCCGCTTTCCTCCAGGTATTGCAGGAAAAGCAATGTTTTTCTCCCAAGGCTTTTGCCGCCGCTTGGTCTATTTGCGCTAGCGTGACTTTGGAAGTGAGTTTTTCGGTTGCGGACAAAGCGTCTAACCTTTCCCTCGGATAACAGCGAATTTACCACCCGGTACGCCGTTCCCCTGCTGATTAGAAATCTCTCCATTAGCTCGTCCAGAGTCACCGGCTTTTTGCGCCGCAGGACGTACTCCTTTACTTTCTCCACGCACCATCTCCTTGTATCGTTCCATCGAAGTCTTTAGGTCTGTCTTGGCAGCGGGAACGTATTCAAACTGCCTCCAGTCGGGGTCAAGGATTCTACCCATGCTCTTCTTCCCTTTCAATTCCGTTGGCCCACTTGTAGATTTCGTGGGCTGAGTTCTCAATCTCCTGACATATCGCACAGATGGTGTTTCTATCTGGGTTATAAGATTTAGCCATTTCATGCTGTAGGCGATTGCCAAGTTGAATAATCCGAACAGCGTGTTCGCTCTCATACATCACATCCCTCCTAGAACAAGAATCAAGTAAATAAAGGTAATACAGCCAGTAAAGACTAAGCCGTCAAGCAGCCAGTTCGAGCTTGCGTTTGTCTTTTGCTTCGTTTGCCAGCTTGAGTGCATCTGGCAGACTTTGTAGTGCTTGGTAGGCTGTTTTCCAATTGGTTTGTAGCTCTGAAACATTTTTGCTCTCCTCAAGTTTGCGAATGATGGGTGTAACGTCAGGCGTATCACCTTCGGGTAAATCTTCACCGGCGTAGATGTAAAGTCCGAGCCCGTGCATGGCGATACATTTAGCCAGGCAGCGCATGATTGCGGTGTTGACCTGGAACGCATCTGGGTTCGGTATCGCTTTATTGCGATGGTCCAAGACCGGAAGCTGACAGCCTAGAGTCTTGTCGAACATCGTAACGTCTACGAATACCATTGCGGTCTCGCCAATCCTGCAATACGGCTGGTCAAAGTGTGCGCCAAACATCTTGACGTTCCACTCTGCCTTCGGGTCGGCCTTAATTGCTTCTTGCCATGCCCAAGCCCAGGACAGGTAAGTTAGGCCATTTTTCTTTTCGGTGTGGTCATTGACATTGACCTTTAAGAGTTCAAGCGGACTCATGCAAATCTCCTCGTTAGTTGTTCGTAATCCTCAAGCACCTGCATTAGATATTTTACTGCGTCTTGTATATCGCGTTCACCACGGGCGTTGTCTCTGATAAACCGAGCTACGCCTATAAACTTACCGTGGTTCATTTCTACATCATGCTCCCACTCTTGTTGCTCTAGCTGCTGTTGGTGGTGTTCAGCATCAGTCATCATAGTCCTCCCTCTCAAGCTCCCACTTCTGTTCTGCTTTTGCTATCTCTTGCTCGTAGTCATCTTGTGATGATGGCTCCGGCGGTTGTGTGTAATACCAGTCTGGGTTGTACATTTGCGCCCTCCTCAGAGCTTAGAAACAGTTTGTATTACAGTTGTTGCCGTAACAGCAGGTCGTGCAGATTACAGTTTTACCGTTTACAAAGTAGGTATGCGTTGTGCATGATGCATAAGCAGCTCCGGCAAAACTCAAACCAGCAAGCAATACAGCGATTGACTTAAACATTTGACTCTCCTCTAAACGGCTGGATGCCGTATAAGAATCTTATACCATCCTTAGACTATTGCAAGTGTTTTATAAAAAATTTGACTAGGGCTAACCCTTGTTGTATAAAAGCCACATGAGCCCGACCCAGCGTTCCTTAAAACTACTGCGCGAGCAGGGGTATAAGCCCTGGATAGTTGAGCATTGGAACCACTTTGCCCGTATCCGGCAGGACTTGTACGGCTGTATAGACATCCTAGCTATCGGGAACGGGGAGACTTTAGCCATCCAGACTACAAGTCGAGGGAATGTTGCGGCGCGGCAGAAGAAGATAGTCGAGAACGATTACTACCCAGAGATGGTTCGGTCAGGCTGGAAGGTCCAGGTCCACGGCTGGGGGAAACTTAAAGACGGCTGGCAGGTAAAGATTATTGAACTAAACTAAAACCGTGGTATCCTAGCGGTGTTGGAAGTGACGCTCCAGCATTTGTCAGGATAAAGAACCCTCTTGTGGGGGCTTGTAGTCATCGTCCTGACCGATGCTGGCCTGTCAAGCCCAAGTCTCCACACGAGGGTTTTTGCATTTCCAGCCGCTTACCAGTCGTCGGCGAAAGACGGCAGGGCTAGTAGGCGATAGGGATACTGTGGGCAGCGTTGAGAAATCCCAACCCGGCGGCGAAGTCAGCACCGGAACGCGAAGAGGCTGACGGGTCCTGTGGCTCCGAAAGTGCAGGTGAAGGCGGACAAGGCTAAGGCTAAGTCCGTCCACCAAAAGTGCAGATGGGTACTACTAGAATGTAAACATACTAGTAAGTAGGAGGTAGAAGTGGATAGAGAGTTTAGGAAGTGGGCTAAAGAGAACAAGTACCGGCTAGATTGTGATGACCAAGGTTACTTTACAAGTACGCATACACAGAGTGCTTGGGATGCTTGGAGAGCCAGAGGATGTTTAGAAATAAAGAGTACGCTGGACAGCTCAAAGACTTCAGCAACCTGCGCTGGGGGGCAATCTCTCCTACAGACATAGACGCCATACTTGAGTTTGGTAACCGTCTGTTCATTATCGTAGAAGCTAAATATAAAAACGCCGAAATTCCGTTCGGCCAAAGACTCTGCCTAGAGCGACTTTGCGATGCCATCCAAAGCGAAACCAAGACTTGCGTGTTAATCCTTACGTCGCACGAAAGCAACGGGGATATAGACATGGGTTTGACAATTGTTAGACGTTATAGGGAGAATGGCACTTGGCATGAATCGCCAGAAATGACTTTGAGGGAAGTCATAGACATTATGAGGAGCAAATATCTTGGATGATTTCGACACCTTCTGGGCGGCATATCCTAAAAAGGTCGCCAAAGCAGATGCGCGTAAAGCCTGGTTACAGACTAAAGACATACGACCAGATATTACAAAGCTGTTATCTGCTGTAACCGCAGCTTGCAAGACAGAACAATGGATGCGGGGTAGCGGTCAGTTTATTCCCCATGCCGCCACCTGGCTACGAGGCGAAAGATGGGAAGATGAGCTAGTAGTCGTCTTGCCTGATGTCGTAAACGAAAAGCCTTGGCACGAAACTGCAAGCGGTATCGAAGCCAAAGGAAAAGAACTTGGTTTAGAGCCATCTCAGTTTGACCATTGGCAAGCGTTTAAGGTTGCGGTTATGCAGAAGAGTTTGAAGGCTGCATGAGAGTAATCTCTTGGTTCTCTTGTGGGGCCGCATCTGCTGTGGCTACAAAACTTGCCTTATCAGAATCCACAACTCCTGTGGAAATAGTCTACTGCCATGTCCAAGAAGAACACCCAGACAATATGCGGTTTAAGCAGGACTGCGAGCAATGGTTTGGGCAGGAAATAAATGTGATACGGAACGAGAAGTATGACGGCAGTATCTACAATGTATTTGAGAAAACAAAGTACCTAGTAGGTATTGCTGGCGCACCCTGCACTCGGTTACTCAAAAAGGAAATGCGGAAAGATTACGAGCAAGCAGGAGACCGACAGGTCTTTGGCTACACAGTAGAAGAGCAAGACCGTGTAGACCGTTTTATAGACGCCAACAATGATGTAAACCTCTGGTCGATTCTTATAGACAAAGGTCTTACAAAACAAGATTGTCTAGCAATACTTCAACGGGCAGGAATAGAACTTCCTGCTATGTATAAACTTGGCTACCAAAACAATAACTGCATCGGATGTGTAAAGGGGGGGGCAGGATATTGGAACAAGATTCGCATAGACTTCCCAGAGCAATTTGACCGCATGGCCGCAATGGAAAAAAAGATTGGCGCAAAGATTCTCAAAATTGGTGATGAGCGTATTTGGCTATCTGACTTACCTAAAGACGCTGGCGACTACCCGAAAGAACAGGCAATCGAGTGCGGTATCTTCTGCCACATGGCCGAGGAAGATATAAAGTGATTCTCACAAAATACAACCGAGAGCTTGCACATCAGATGGTGGATTCTGCACCTGATGGTCATGTCATAGAGGTTAAACCTGCCAAACGGTCTTTAGAACAAAATCGTCTGTACTGGGCGATATTGTCAGACATTTCCGAACAGGTCGTTCCTGGTAAATCTTATGAGCCTAGCGTGTGGCATGAATACCTGCGAGCCCTGTTCTTACCTGAGCGCGTAGTAGAGCTGCCAGACGGAAGCATAAAGATGCTAGAACCGAGCACGGCAGAGTTAAAGCTAGATGAGTTTTCGCAGTATGTGGACAAGGTAACAAAGTGGGCTGTGGAGCATGAAGTTAAATTGTCTGAGGAGGCAAGATGAGAGTTTTGGTTGCTTGTGAATACTCAGGCACGGTCAGGGACGCGTTCATTCGTATGGGGCATGACGCCATGAGCTGTGACCTTTTGCCGACTGATGTTCCTGGGCCGCACTACCAAGGTGATGTAATCGATATTCTTGGTGACGGCTGGGATTTGATGGTGGCCCACCCGCCTTGTACGCACTTGGCTGTGTCTGGCGCAAGATGGTTTCACCTAAAACAAGAAGAACAAACCGAGGCTTTAGAGTTTGTGCGACTGTTATTAAACTCCCCAATTGAACGCATAGCTTTGGAAAATCCTGTGTCAATAATTTCCAGCCGGATTAGAAAACCAGACCAAGTAATTCAGCCTTGGCAGTTTGGGCATGGCGAGACAAAAGCAACTTGCTTGTGGCTCAAGGGATTATCAAAGCTGGTTCCGACGAATATCGTCAGCGGAAGAGAAAACCGAATACACAAGATGCCGCCATCTCCTGACCGCTGGAAAAAGCGTAGCACGACTTATTCTGGGATAGCCAAAGCAATGGCAGAACAATGGGGATGACCAAAGATGAAAAACAGTATCTGTCACGAGTCTCAGAACTCGGTTGTGCTGTCTGCCGAAGATTGGGATACCCTGGAACGCCTGCTGAAATCCACCATCTGCGAGCAGGGCAGGGATGGGGCCGCAGTAGCCATTACCATGCAATACCACTCTGCCCCGAGCACCATAGAGGCAAAACTGGAGTTCATGGACTAGGAACCAAAGGCTTCCCAAAACACTACGGGTTTACGGAACAAGACTTACTAGAGGATGTGCGGTGTTTACTATCTCCCTGACGTTTTATAACGACCACGAGCACCTACACAGGCATATAGATGCTTGGCGTACATATCCTTATGTAGAGAAGCAAATAATAGACGACGGCAGTATTTCTCCCCCAGATGCAGATGTTCCTATCTACCGAATACACAGAGACATACCTTGGAACATTCCTGGGGCTAGAAACTTAGGAGCTACTGTCTGCCCGACGGAGTGGATTCTCTTTTGCGATATGGACCAGACGTTTAGCAAAGAGGCGATAGATGCCATTATTGACACCAAGCTAGAAAGAGGGACTTTCTACTCCTTCCAGCGTAGGAACCGACCTAGAACCGCAGGCACGATGTTAGTCAGCAGGATGGACTACTGGCGGGTCGGTGGTTACGACGAGGATTTTGCCGGACATTACGGATACAACGACCCTTACCTGAGAGCGTTGTTTTTACGCAACAATGTCCGAGAGGTAACACTTCCCATAATCTGCGACCAGCATAGTGCCGACTGCCAGCTAATCCGTACCCCAAATAATGAGGGTCTATACCAGCAAAAATTGCGGGGTGAGCACAGCCGAAACTACCTGAGATTTACATGGCAAAGGTACTAATCTACACCTCGATTTTCGGGGACTACGACTCGCTGAAGTCTCAGCCCGAGCAGTCCATAGACTGCACATTCATGCACTTTCGCCAACCGCACGAGGAACTAGGGGATAACCCTAGATTGCAGGCTAAGTATTACAAGCTCGTATTACACCGGATTTTTGGCTCTGAGAGCCCTTTTGATTACACGATATGGGTAGACGGGTCGGTACAGATTGCAAGCCCGTATTTCGCCGAATACATGGTTTCCCAGGCAAAAGACTCGTGGTGTATGTTCACCCACCCCTGGAGGGACTGTATATACGATGAGACCGAAGAGGCTCACGATATGGTCAAGTATCTAGACGAACCTATGAAAGAGCAGATGGCTCACTATGCGAGCCAGGGTATGCCTAGAAACTTTGGCATGACCTCCGCTGGGATTATTTGTAGGAACACCCGAAACCTGTCTGTAGTGGGGTTAGATGAGATGTGGTGGCGAGAGATTATGAGGTGGGGGATAAAAGACCAGATTCCGCTGCAATACGTCTTGTGGAAAACAGGCCAAGAGATATTGCGGTGCGATAAGCCTTTGTTTGGCAACGGCTTATTTACAATTCATGCAGGCCACAGGGCAGAGGAGTATAGAAAATTAAAGCGATAGCCATAGCAACCGTGGACGGGAAGTGCCTTCCGGTCCTTGCAGCTTCTATTACCTTTTATGTCCCCGAGGATGTGGTTGTGTATCTGTCGGGGTCGGAGATGAAATTACCTAGGCACAAGACGGTAAATTTACTCAACGAAGCGAGTAATTTTGGTGACGCCTTCAATACGGTGATGGGTCGGGCTTTTCAGGACTTCGACGAGGTGGTGTGTTGCAACGACGATATTGTGTTCAACCCCTACACCTGGAAGCTGCTTGCCGAGGATATTTCCATTATCAGAAGAGAAAATAACCCCCTCGGCTGGGTCGCATGCCGAAGCGACTACGCGAGAGGATACCAAAATATCCGAGTTGGCAAGGGAGACATAGGCGACTTTTTCAAGTACCAAAGCGAGCACCATATCCTGACTGCTGAGGTCATAGCTCCTATCTGCGCCTATATCCACAAGGATGCCTGGGTAGACTTCCCGCCCTTGAATTGGTTTAGTGACGACATCCAATGCCTTGACATAATGTCTAAGGGTTATCTAAACTTTATAAGTCGGGCGTATGTCCACCACGTTGGCTCCCAGACCTGTGGGCAGGACGGACTAAAATGTATTGCAGATGCACAACCTTGGATTCGAGAGAATAGGCCAGAGCTTTACGAACGATGGTTTCCGAAGAGCGACTAAAAAATTGGGCTTGGTATTGTGCATGGGGCCATGTCGGGCCAGAGGTCCGCACCACCGCCGCTTCTGCTGAGGGGAACTACGAATCTGACGACGTTTTTGAGGGCGAGGAGCCTAGACTTGAACCGGATATGTTGGACGGGCAGCTAGTGGAAAACGCTATAAGGCAGCTCCCAGAAATGTCCCGCAAGGTTCTAAAGGCACGTTATATAATGTATCCGTACCATCTGAAGCACACCGTATCCCAAAGGCTACGGATTTCGGTGGACAGGCTTGAAAGTGAATTACATATCGCCAAGAGGAGGCTTTATGACCGATTACAGAGAAATACTTCAGGGAACCGAGGAGTGGCTGAAAGCTCGGTTGGGTTGTCTAACAGCATCACGGGCTAATGATGCCTGCGCTGCCGAAACGACAGCCGCTTATCAAAACTATCTCTGGCAGCTTGTAGCAGAACGCGAGACAGGTCTTGCAGAAGATACCTACGTCAACGCCGATATGCAGCGGGGAACCGAAAAAGAACCCATCGCCAGAGCCGCCTACGAGGCCCACACAGGGACTTTCGTCACCCAGACAGGGTTCTGGCTCCACCCCGAAATCCCGTACTTTGGCGCTTCTCCTGATGGCCTGGCCGGAAAAGGTCTTATCGAAATCAAATGCCCGAGAACAAGCACCCACCTCCAGTACCGAAAAGAAGGCAAAGTCCCTACGAAATACAAGCGACAGATGATGTGCCAACTGCTCTGTACGGGCAGGAAGTGGGTGGACTTTGTTAGCTTTGACGACAGGGTGCGGGAGTCTAAAAGACTTTTTATAGTCCGGTTTGAACCCAAGCAGTCAGAGTTAGACGAGATGATGGAGAAGGTTCAGGCTTTCTTAAAAGCAGTCGCCAAGGAGTGCGAGTGAATACAGTCTTGGTAGAAGCTCTCGCGCAGGAAATCTATGAGGTTATAGACCAGTACGGGGAGCAGATGCCAGTAGCGGCTGTGGTGGGTGTTTTAGAGGCGGTGAAGTATCAGTTGATGCGAAGAGCATCGGGGGATGAAGAGTGAAAATTCTAGTAACAGGCGGGGCAGGATTTATCGCCCACCATCTGATAGACGAGCTGCTCTTGAAAACAGATGCGGAGATAGTCAGTCTAGACAGACTTGACTACTCTGGGAATCTGAACCGGCTACATAACGTCTTAGAAAACAACCCCCACAAGAAGCGGGTAAAGATTGTCCATCACGACCTGAAGGCTGAAATAAACCCCCATGTGGCCTCCCATATTGGGAAGGTAGACATCATCCTGCACCTGGCCGCTGGGAGTCATGTAGACCGTTCTATCGACTTCCCAATGGAGTTTGCGATGGACAACACCATCGGGACGGTCAACCTCTTAAATTATGCTCGGACGATAGATATACAAAGACTTGTATATTTTTCCACGGACGAGGTGTTTGGTCCGGCCCCCGAAGGCGTGTTTTATAAAGAAAACGATAGATACAACTCTACTAACCCATATTCCGCTAGTAAGGCTGCGGCAGAGGAGTTCTGCGTAGCGTTTGAGAATACCTACGGACTTCCGGTGTGGATTACGCACACCATGAACGTATTCGGGGAAAGGCAGTCGCCTGAGAAGTACATTCCGCTTTGTATTAAAAAGGTGGACAGGAAAGAGAAGATTACGATTCACTCCGACCCGTCTAAAACCAAGGCTGGGAGCAGGCATTACATCCACGCCCGAGACGTAGCAGACGCCATGCTTTTCCTGCTAAACGAGGTTAAGCAGGCAGATAAGTGCGCTAAGTTCAACATCGTAGGCAAGGAGGAATGGGACAACCTAAAGGTCGCAACTACGATTGCGGATATACAGGGTAAACCCTTGCACTACGAGATGGTGGACTTTCATTCTTCTAGACCAGGACACGACCTGAGATACGCCTTAGATGGCTCGAAGATGGCAGCTCTAGGCTGGGTTCCGAGAATAGATATTGCAGAGAGGTTAGAACAGGTAGTTAATTGGAGCTTGAAAAACAAGGAGTGGCTATGAACTGGACTGTATTTGTAGTGG